TATTGTTCCCCGTGCATCGCCAAGAAGTATTGTCTTTCTCAGCTCTAATTCATTTCTAAAAGCATCTTCAGCCACTTTTCGCTTTTTATCATCTGTCTCGTTTTGGGCTTCTTTGTATAATTCATACAGGCTTTTTGTTGACTCATTAATATATGCGCCTATTTTTCCAAGCACAACCTGACGTAGTGGCTGTTTGTCTGTGCCGGTAATTTCTGACCAATTATTTATTTCATCATCGCTAAGTTTTGTTAGGTCAATCGTTTTTTGACCGCGTCCACCTGTCGACTTAAGCGCGACTCCATATTCTCGCTGAACTTCGGCAAGTCTTCTTTTCTTTTCATCAAGCGAAGTATTGGTGTCAAATGTCAGCGTTGCATAGACGGCATCTGTTAGTAGCTCTATCCGCCTACCGTGGTGTTTTGCGTCATTTTCAAATAATTTTTCTACGCGAGCCTGTCTGGCTTCTTCTGGGTCTGCAATATGTTCAAAATTAAAATCAAAATCTTTTTCTATGACTGATTCAGCTAAACCAATTACATGTTTGAATGGTGCCTCTGTTCCGTCCCTTTCGTCTTCCAAGTTTTCATTAGCAAGTACAAGGTTCGCTAGGTTTTGTATTGTTGAACCGTAACGCCGCGACTCTTTTATTTCTGGACGATAATCAGCTGGGACAAGGGCCATCGAGTTAACAACATCTCTAAATCCGTAAACCTTTTGTCTGTCATCTCCAACAAGTATTAGGTTTATTTTGCCTGCGTGTTTTTGCAATACAGATACGATTGCCGGGTTTAAGTCCTGCGCCTCGTCTATGTAAAAAACACCAAGTGGATTATCTTTTGTTCCATAGTGAACAGCTATTTGAACCTTGTTTGTTTTCGATACATTTCCTTTTTGGTCTCCACCGGCAGAACCACTTATGCTCCTGACAACCCACGTTTTTCCGTCGCCCCTATCCACGACGTCGCCTATCTTGAATGTTCCTGGTAGGTTTACATCAAGAAGGTCTACTCCGGCTGTATTTCCAAGTAAGCCCGGGTCGGTAGTGAGGTCGGGGTCAGATAGCGACCAAAGCTTGTCGACAATGTTTTGATTTGGAAGAACTGTTGAGTTTGGGTCTATGTACAATGCCCACATTTTTTGTGCATCTTTTACCCAAAAATCCGGTATTAATTTTTCATCTATCCAGTCGTAATCTTGGGCTTTTGTTGGGTCGTCAAGAGGTGCGTCGGTCTCATGTCTTCTAAATAAACCGGTTGGTATGAAATGTTTTGCACTTAGTTCACTGTCTTCACTATTCATGAACCTATCTATCGCGTTTCTTAGCGCATAAACGTACTCATCCGCAGTTAGATGGTCTACTATTGTAGGCTGTTTGCTCGTTACAGTTCCACCACGAGGTCCTTTTGTTTTTGTTTCAACAATGGCGAGGAATTCGCTTGGTGCCTGAACAACCCTGTCTGTTCTCCACTCTCGCGAGGAAGGGTCGATGCCATATCGAGCGTCTAGACCTAGATTGTCTATAAATGTGCTTTGACGGCGAACGTCCTGATAACCGAGCTGATACGGTGTTGCTGGCTGGCCATTGGTGACCACAATTCGTGGTGTACCATCTGGGTTTTTTTCGGTTTTGTGCGGTGCTTCAAATTTCTTATAAACTCTTTTGCCCGTTACTGGGTCTCTTAAAACTTTTCCGTCTGGGCCCTTTTCAAAGGTGCGAGAGCGCACGTCGCGTTGCAATATGAGTTTTAATTTTTCTTTCAATTCTGGGCCAAATTTTTCATCTAGCTGGCCCATCATCATTGACCACCACGTAAATTTGGATACCGTTGCGACGCCTGTATTGTCCGGTGTATTTGGTGCGGCATCGCTTTGTGCGTCGCGGTTGAAAACCGTGTAGTATCCACTTGGCTCCGGGTCAAAGCCGGCTTCTTTTGCTAGCTGGAGTATGTCATCCGTAAAGGCTTTTTCCTGCTGGACCCTCTCTTCGCTACCGTATTGCGCCGTTGGCTTATTAACTCTCGGGCTAATTCCATATTTCTCTTTTAGGTATTGTAATTTTCTATCTAATCTATTTTCATTACCAGGACGGAAAAGTGATGGGTGGAGCCTGAATTCATGTTTCAGGGCCATCATCGTATTTTGCAAAGTTGTTGTTTTGCCCGTACCCGCGCCAGCACTAATTGCCATGATGCGTTTCGGATTCTTTTTGTCAAAAAGTAATCCGAGAGCTATTTCTGATATAACTCTTTGTTCTGCGGATGGCTCATATCTGACGCCATGCATTTCACGGAAGCTGAAATCTTCTGGTAGGCGCGCAATGTCTTTTTCCGGGTCCCCGTCGACGCTCTTGATTGGGCCGGTTCCACCGCTTGCCAATCTCCCGAGGTCGTCAATTACGTTGCCGTCATCATCGCGTGTTGGCGAATTTGAAACATTATCTTTCCAGTTTCTTCCACTTGACATTCTTTTGTCAACTGCGGATTTTGCTGCCCGCTCGATGTTTCTTTTTGTTTTTTCTGCTTTTGAGCCGGCACCTTTAACTGTTCTTGTTTTCTTTTGTGGTTTTTGCTCCGGGTCATTGATGCTCTCGACATTATTGTGCCGTTTCTGCAGGCCAGGTATTTTTTTGGCCTCAATGCTGAGCTTCTCCCACCACTTATCGGGCAATTCTCTCCTGCCGGTGAGTGGCGTATCAATGATGAATCCCGACGTGCCCTTTCTTTCACTATCCCTTTTACCGGCCACACGGCGCAGTGTTGGCGAGCGGTCCATCAAATAGTCGACACCCTGTTGCGCTAGTTGAATTGCCCTCTCAAGCGCTGTTGGGTCATTTTGCAAATGCGCAATCCAGTGCTGGAGGTAGGGAATGTGGTCCTCCCTAACTCCTGGCTCTAGACCAAGAAGACCCATCGCGAAGACTGAACCTATTTCTGCTACTAGCTCTTCGAAGCCCCTCGTCGCATCGTCAATTGAACCGGTATTAACAATATCTTGTATTGCTTTTCGGTTCAGGCGCGTTGTATGGCCAGTCCAGTGAACCATTTCGTGGAATAGGGTCCCATAGAAATCTTGGGGAGAGTTAAAAGTTGTAAACGGTGGCATTTTAATTTCATCTGCAACCGGAGAGAAGTATGCACTCTGGCCAGATTCTTGCCACTTCATTCCCGTAGCTTGCTGAATTTCTTTAATTACGTCTTCTAGCTGCCCTACGCGCTCAGATTCGGACAGATTATCCAGCGGCTTATCCTCGTACATCTCGGGCGCAAGACCCTTAACATCGGCGACGTTATATACGACAGTTGGGTGGAATCCGCGTTTTTGACCTATAACCGTTCCACTATTATCCCTAATCGGAGTCAGCCATTTGTCTGGAGCAAGAATTACAACACCGCGATTTTCAAGAACGCTGGGCGATATTTTCCCACCCATCGCCTTCCACTGTGTTGCACCAGCCCATTTATTTGTCTGGTATCCACGCGCTCTTGCCACCGCGGCAAGCGCAACCCTATTGGAGCCCTCGTATGCCCTGTTGTTTGTCGTTGGGTTTCGTACGCCTAGGAACATAGTTCTCCATGGCGTCTTCCATGTTTTTTTGTTTTGACTTTTTGCTGCCTCCTGCATGTCTTTTAGCACGGCTGCAGCCATTTCTGCGTACTGTGTCTTTATCGCCTCCTCTCCCTCTTTCAGCGTGAGCTCAGTCTTCTCACCCGACGACAATCTCTTGGCGTACTTATGCAGTGCGCCGTCAAAATAAACTTTCTCTTCTTCTGTGCGCTCGTTGGGAAGTTTGTCTAGGTAGTTTCTGTATTTATCTGATATTTGATTTGATTTTTGGTCAGGCTGCCCCTTTGCCTTACCGCTCAACTCGCGGATGAAATCATCTATGCCGTCATCTTTATCAATTGCGGCCGCGCCGGCTTTTCTGGCACGCTCATAGTCGATACCAGTGAATTTACGTACTTTTCCGTCCTTGTCTGTGACAGATACAGTTCCACCGTCTTCAGGGCTCCAGAACATTTCGTCAGCAAGCTTGCTCTTGCTTGTATCAAATTTTGAGCGTTGCGCATAGGCAGCCTGTGGTCCGCCGGATGCAAGTCTGTCGCTAATTCTATCCGGCCGGGCAGCAGAGGTAATATTTTTGTCTGTTTCGTCTGTATCTATGTTTGAATTAGGAACAAACGAGTCATAAACAACTTTTGGAACCTCCCAATATGAACCCTTGTCCATATCGGCGTAAATTTTGTATTTCGTGCTTGTTTTTCCACTTGGCGTGATGTATCCGTATTTGCCTTTACCTACTCCTATATTTTCATAAAGTTCGCGGTTGGTCATTATTTGACCCTCATACCTAATGCGCTCATCAAGGTGCTTGTTTAGGCGCGCCAGTATCTTTGGGTCCATTCCTTCAGTATTGAATTTTCCACCTATTTCGCCGGAAGAAAGTTTTCCTGGGCCCGCATCTCGTGCGGAGTCAACTAATTGTTCCGCTGATGGGTCTGGGTTATTGATTGAACCGGGGTCATTTGGTGTCGGGTCTGGCTGTTCCCATCCTGGAATGTTGTCGAAAATAATTCCGTTTAGGTTTGAGTCGCGTCTTGTTTTGGGGTTAAGGTCGCCGTTTGGCATCCCGAGACCTCTACCGCCAAACCCACCACGTCGACCGCCGAGATTCGGTCTATCTATTAATCGGGCACCGAGCGCCCTTCCAAGCCTGTAGCCGAGGGCTTTTTCCTCTAGGCCATTGTCATTTAATATTTTTTTTTTTAAATTGTCGAGCGCCGTGTCTACGGCGTCAATCAAATCGTACGTAACACCGGATGTGATTACTATTCCCTCTGGGTCAACAAACGACTCTGCATAGTGGTAGTCAAAAATTGGGTCGAGAGCCTGCTTTACCTGGAAAGCAAATTCTGGTGCTACGGGGATGCAGTATGCTTTTTCTTCCGTTCCGTCGTCCGGCATACCAAACTCCGCCAGATTCTTAAACCTACGACGCCGGCGCCTCTTCATTCCAACCGCCCCACGAAGCGCTGCAACGGCAAGTTCTCCTGGATATTTGAATTCTAGTTCCGCAATGAACTCATCTTCGGTTATTTCTTGCGCTACTTCAAAACTCTTTTTTGAAGCGAAGTCACCCTTTACAACGCCGTTTGGTATTACTGCAAATCTGCATTTTCCTTCAGCTTCAATCTCCATGTCGATTATCTTGCAGCTGGAACCACCCTGGTAAAAAACGCAGTTAGCACATTTCACGCCTATTCCAGATACAGGGTTTTCTGCTGCTGGCTTATATCCAGCCCATACGCCTTCTGAATCTTGATTGAACTTGCCGTGCCTCTTTACAATTTTTAGAAGGGCGTCGCGTAGGTCGGACTCTTCTTTATCCAGATTGTTTGCGTCGAACTCAGGGCTTCTTCCGGAATTGTCGGACCTGTCGTACTGAACCGGTGGCAGGGGAACGACCGTCATCCCATCGGGGCCTGGCTTAATAGCGACCGGAATGGCTGGCATTTGTGTCGGGCGCATCACAACAGGGCCAACACGTGGCAATGTGTCGTTCATCGGCATCGGACCGCTAGGCATTCCCTGTTGTGGGGCGGGGGCCTGTGGGGCGGGGGCAACCACAACTATTCTCTGCGGAGCCCCAAACATAAACCTGCCATTGCTGTTATTGAAATGACACTTGTATCTTCCTACGTTCCCATCAGCCTCGCGTCTAGCAAATGTGACCATATCATCATCAACATCCATGACAGATACTTTTGCGCCCAGAACCTGTGACAGCTGTGTCTCCATCTCGGCCCTATTGATTGCCATTGGGCCAGGATTATCCATCTCAACCACGGCTCCAGGCATTGTGTCAGCCTTAACGGAAATAGTCCCAGTTAGCTGATTGGCCCCATGCAGGACTGGTGAAACCTCATAAAGCTCAAGCTCATAGATGACGTTTGCTTGTGATTTCTGGTCGAATTGGGCACGAAGGGTCTTGTATCCAATTGACCATTCTTGCTCCTCACCAAAGAATGCTACGTTTGCGAACGCCTCTCTGCCCTTTTCTGATTGCAGGTTGAATTGGACCCTTGCGAAAAGACCACCAATCCCTGCCATTTTCATTTTCATCGGCAACCGCGGGTCCGTGGTTGGAACCTCGTAGATTTCCAGGACTTTTCCGATTGGGTCATTCCAGTTATGGCCCCAAACAACACGTGGCTTTCGGCGCTGAAGGCTCTTGGTAAATGCTCCGGTTGCAACAATGTCGCCAACCGAGTCTTTATTTCCAATGCCAGCAACAAAACACTCAACTATTCCCTGAGCATTATCTATATCTATTGCACCCGACTTTGAATCACCAGCACCAATCGAAGTTGATTTGTATTCAAACATTTCGTTCATGCGGTCACCTTTGTTTCAAGGTCAATATTAATTTGTGGGGGGACAGAATTTTGCAAGTATGATTTATTTTTCTTAGTTTACTGAAATTATTTAAAGAAATTACGATGACTGACCGAATGCCCACGCCCGGCGGGTTTCAAAGTCGGCTATTTCATGCTGTTCGCGGCCAAAGAAATAAGCATAAGCATCAACTATCCCCTCGCGGAACATTTTGAATCTCTCCTCTTCGCTAGACAAGTTGAAAGACTTGAGCATGAGTTCGTGTATGTCGGAAAAGATGCCTTCGTTGATTTTCTTTATTTGGCTCATCGTTGCGTCAACCCGTTTAACGACCTCAACCGTCGGGATTGACTTAACCCTGATTCCCCTGTCGGCGGAGCCCTCCCTCTTGACATCTCTGGAGTCGTTGACTATTGCCAGGATGACGGGTCTAATATCCTCATCCATCTGCTTGTTCCAGATGTCGACAGAAAATATTCCGTCTAGGTCAAGAGTTCCGGACATGAGAGCCTTTTTGGACTTGACCCCGCCGACCTTTTCAAGAACGACGCGCTGTTGGCGCTCCATTACCCTTTCGATTCCCCTAGCAAGAATGTCGCTCCAGCGCTCAATTGCGATTTCTGCTTTTTCCTCGTAGCTGGGTCCTGCAGATTTGACCTCTATACCCGTATCTTCCTCTTTTGTCATGGATGCGGGAGCGAGTATCGGTTCTCCGTTTGGTGTATTTTGTGGCTCCGGAGGAGCCCCCATTGCCTCCGGGGGCACTGTTGTCTGTGCCAACTCTCCGCCCGCCATTGGCGCAGGTGCAGGCGCGGCACCCTCTCCGGCGGCCATGGCTTGAGCCATCGCCCCCTGCATCGTGTTCGGGTCAAGCGGTGGGGCTTCGGCTCCTGGGGGCATGCCGGGCATGGCTGGAGCTCCGGGCATACCGGGTGGCATGCCAGGCATGCCAGGGGGCATACCGGGCATACCGGGGGCCCCCGGGCCACCCATCATCTGACTTTGCGGGTCTTCCATCTTTTTCTTGGTATTTGCGATTGGAATCAAGTTCGGGTTCATCAAAAGCGAATCCGCAAGGTCGGCTTCAACGTCTTTTCTAGAAGAACCTATGCGGTATTCGTTTGCACTTATCAGCCCGGCTTGAAATTCTGACATCAAATATCTGTCGCGCTCCTGCTTATAAAGCATGAGTATCGGAACCTCTGATGTATCGAAATCGACGTAGTATTTATCATCCAGCTCATCTAGCGCCCGAGCCACCGGCTCGAGGTGTGGGAGCATTGTCTCCATCCAGAAAACGCGAATCTCCTCGGCGGCGTTGCTAAATGTTCGCCCAGAAGCGTTTCCTATTACTGATTCCGGTACGCCAAAAGCTGAAAGTATTTCCTCTTTTGTGACCTGGCGCATCTGGATGTATGCGGCGTCTCGTGGATTGGCTGATGTATCAACAAAGTCAACACCATCATCGGCCGAAATTACCGTGGTTTGCCCAGTTTTGGCTAGGTTGCCCCTGAACCTACTACGGAGCTCCTCTTTATCGTCGTCGTCGATTTCTCCACGAACGACAAGCAGACCACCTGGTCTTCCGTCGTTAAGAAGGTAATTTCTGTTGTACAACTTAGCTAGGTTTTCAATTTCTATCGCTACGCCCGACGCTTCAAGCGGTGTAAGGGATAGATATGGGTCTATTGGATGTGGGCGTCTAATCCAGCAGACATCATCAGGCTTTAGTATTTTTTTGTCGCCGTTTGGCATCAAAACTTCGAAACCAGATACGAATGTTTTTGGGTCCGGAATAGGAGATGTTGATTGTGGTGGGAGAAGATTTAGGGCAATAATTCCGCCGTCCCGCCCTTTGATTTTTTCAATAAAAACGCCCCTGGTTCCGAGCAGGAGCTGGGCCGAAAGTCTGTATCTGAAAATAAACGAATTCTCGCCAACATTGGCTTTAACGTTAAGAAGCTCTAAAAGGGTTGAGCGTTTTGCTTCCTTCCCTCCCAGAACTTCTCCTCTGTTGGAATTGTCTTTGCGCAAGATTATTGGTAGTCGCGCCTGGTTGCCAGCGATTGCGTCAATACACCTATTAACCCACGTAATCTTGGACATACCTTCGCGGTATGCACGTTCGATGTCCCAGGAGTCCCTATATGCCTTGCCTTGGTACGATGGATTTAGGGATATTGGTATGCCGTACCCGAGCTGTTTATTGCTCGGTTGGTTGATTGATTTATTCTGCGGTGAATTCCAGCCCATATTTGCCTATCACTCAAGACCTAGAAGGAAGCCAAATATTCCGCATGACACACCTGCAACCACCCAGCCCGCAGGCGGGTAAATCATGCCTGCTCCAATACTTGTTAATATTATAAATGACAACATAAATATATTGGCGAAGGTTTGTCTATTTGCCGCTCTTCTAAGACGAAGACGGACGACCACAAGCCGAGATGTAAATATGTATCGTAATTTTTTCCAAAATACAAGTACCCTTTGTATCGCAGTATTTCTTTTGGTGTTAGATTTTGGCATATAACATACACTAGCGCAATTATTGCGAACGTACAGCACTATGGGCGGTTATAAATTATGGCGAGCACTCCAAACTGGCAAGAGGTATTGAACTACCTCCAGCCAATAGAGCCACATTTTTGCCCAGAAGAACCGTCGGTTAACCAGAAAGTGTTTCTAAGAACTAGTGCGATTGAGGCCCTGTTTGGAGGCGCTGCTGGCGGTGGAAAATCATCAGCACTATTGATGGCCGCCCTGCAATATGTCGATGTTCCTGGCTATTCGGCGATTTTGTTTAGGCGTACATTTGCCGACTTATCTCTGCCTGGAGCCTTGATGGACAGATTTAAGTCGTGGATGAGCAACTACGATGATGTTCACTGGAATAACAATACGTTCGTCGCCACATTCCCGTCCGGCGCGAGAATATCGTTCGGTTATTTGAATAACGTAAACGACTATTTGCGATATAAGGGCTCGGAGTTTCAGTTCATCGGCATGGACGAGGTGACCGAAATTAGGGAGTCCGACTACCGGTACCTGTTCTCTCGACTCCGCCGTCCTGCCAGTGGCCCTATATCCCAGGTCCCCCTAAGGATGAGATGCGCATCAAACCCTGCGCCAAACTGGGTCAGGCAACGCTTTATTGTTGAGGGGCGGTCCGAGGGTAGGATATTTGTTCCTTCACGTTTGACCGATAACCCTGGAATTGATGCCGATTCGTATCGGCAAGCCCTATCCGCCCTCGACCCAGTAGAACGCAGACGCCTTGAAGAGGGCGACTGGTGGAGCACTACGCTTGGTACATTATTTGATAGAACCTCATTTGTGGTCATTGACGGTGGTGAAATCCCGACAATCAGCCCGTCCGCACGGGTTGTGAGGTATTGGGACTTGGCCGCAACCGAGCCGTCCCCCTCCAATCCGGACCCCGACTGGACGGTTGGGGTTTTGATGCTCCATGACAACGGGATATTTTATGTGCTGGATGTAAAGCGGATACGGGAAAAGGGCGACAAGGTTGAGCGCCTTATTGCCCAAACAGCCGAAGAAGATGGCTACGGGGTGGCGATAAGAATGGAGCAGGAGCCTGGTTCATCGGGCAAGGCACTGGCTGACCAATACGCCAGATATGTTGTTCCTGGATATGATTTTATGCCGATTCGCCCAAGTGGCGACAAGGTGACGCGGGCTCGTCCATTTGCTGCTGCCGTGGCAAATGGGAATGTGAGGCTGGTGCGGGCTCCGTGGTTGGGGTCGTGGTACGACGAATTTTCCTCATTCCCCGAGGCATGCGACCACGATGACCAGGTCGACGCGGCCGTTGGGGCATTTACCGCCCTGACAGGGCTGGGGTTGCCCGGTCGTAAGAGGGCCTCTATACTCCTCTAAACACACCAACCAACATACGGAGTATTACTTTGGCACTTGACAAAATAGCTGAATTGGCAGCACTCATATTAGACCTTGACAAGGAAATAACGAGTTTTATTTCTTCCGAGCCTGATGAAATCGAGATGTGCGCAACGCTCGTGGAGCTTAACCTGCTCAAGCGTGACTTGGGGTTTGTTTATGATTCGTTTGCCTCGTCCGTGGGGGAGGCACTTGGCTCATCGGAACTGGTAACACTTCCTGACGGAAGCTCCGTAGAGAAAAAGTCTTCCTATGACCGCAAGGGGTGGAGGCACGCCGACATCGGCCGTGACGTGGCTGAAAGGCTCGCAAAGATGGCCATAGATATGGACACTGGCGAGGTAATGAAGTCCCCCGAGGAGATTGCCAGCGATATGCTGACCTACTGCGCTCCGTCTTACTGGCGTATCAAGGAACTCTCAAAAATCGGCATAAACCCAGATAACTACTGTGATGTGGGCGAGCTGAAGACAAGCATTATTGTTCGCAAACCGAAAATTTAACAACAAAGGACAAAACAGATGGATACAACACGCGACATTCATTCAATCGCAAAAAGTCTTGCCGAACCATTTCCCGAGGAGATGGAGAAGGTCATCGTCAAGAGTGGCGTTGAGCTTGTCTATTTGCCAATCAGTGAAGTAATCAATCGACTCAACAAGGCACTGGGGGTTGATGGATGGTCATTCGAAATCATCTCAGTTGGCCGTGATTCGGTTGACCCAGACGAACTCATCGCCCATGTCTCGCTTACTGCCTTCATTGGCGACCGTACGGTTATCAAGCACGGTTTCGGCGGACAAAGCGTAAAGCGTATGAAGAAGGACAACAAGCCTGTCGACCTTGGCAACGACTTCAAGGGCGCTGTCTCTGATGCACTCAAGAAGGCAGCACAACAGCTTGGCGTTGGCCTCTACCTTGCACGTTCTGCCGATGCAATGGATGCAGAAGATGCCATGTCTACCCCCAGCAACACAGTGCATGAGCAGGCTGTTTCCTCCGAGATTGACGAGATGTGGCAGAGTTTTGTCACCATCACAAAAACGATGACCAAGGAGCAGAAAGATTCGCTTGGTTTGTTCTGGGATTCCCATTCCGGTGGCCGTCCGAAGCCGACGCGCGCGCAGGCGACCACGGAGGATATGGAAGCCCTTATCCAGGAGGCACTCCGCCTCACATTCACATCACCATCTAGCCAAGAAAACGACGGCGAATGACAGAACTAATAGCACCGGCACAGCTCTCCCCGTCTTCCATATCAACATTCAGGCAGTGCCCCCTGAAGTTCAAGTACAACAAAATCGATGGAATGACCGAGCCTGGAACCCAGGCCACAATACTCGGCAATTTTGTTCATGAGATTCTTGAAGAGCTGTACATGTCGCCGGCAAAAGAGCGCACAATCGAACTTGCACGGCATATCGCCAGGTCGATATGGACAGAGAAGTGGGAAGCGGAAGCATCTACTGTGGTGCGTGGCGAGCGCGACCAAAATCTTTTCCGTTGGACTGCATGGTGGTGCGTGGAGAACCTATGGCGCCTTGAGGACCCATCAACCCTCAACCCCTGGGGAATAGAGCGTCACGTTGAGGGCGAGATAGGGGGCGTCAAGCTCCACGGATATATCGACAGGTTGATGTACGACGGAAATGACAGCGCCCGCGTATGTGACTATAAGACTGGTAAAACACCACGCAAAAACTATGTCGATGACAAATTTTTTCAACTCATCATTTATACACAACTACTTCAAAGCCTCGAAATAAATCCGGTGTCACTTTCGGTCGAGTTGTTGTATCTGAAGGATGGCGTTAGATTTGAAAAGGACTTGACACCGAAGGACATCGACACCGTCGTATCCGTGGTTCAGGAAGTAAGAGAAGGAATTGAGGAACGCTGCTCGCGTGGCTATTTTGAGCCATCGACGTCAGTGCTCTGCAATTGGTGTAATTTCAAAGGAATCTGCCCAGCATGGAACAAGTAAAAAATACAAGAAGGTTGAAGTCCGATATGGATGTTAATGATGATTCTTTCGCCAGGATGGTTGCGGAGGAGGTAAAGAACAAACTCTCCCCACTCCACAAGGGTGTCCTCATGGAGCCCAAGAACTGGGATAGGTGGAAGCGTGCCCTCGTAGCACTGTCCGACCACCTGCAGTCACAGATTGAGGATGCAGAAGATGATGCCCAGTCCGATATGGGTAGGTACTCCTCCATGGGCGGGAGGGGGAAGAAACTTTCATCCGAGACCCGCAACTACTACGACAACAAAATAAACAAAATTCGCCGGTTTAAGTTCCATGTCGACAAGCGTCTTGATGAGGTTTGCCTGATGATTGACACCGGGCAGACAATCCAAAACGATGGATGGGATAAGGTTGAGTTCTACCGGAGGGCAATTATCGCCCATCGCAATCTTCTCCGCGACTACGACCTAGAGGACACGGCCATTGATAGGGCACTGTGGGACGCTCTTGATGACAAGTGGACATTTGACGACATCAATACAGACAATCTTTAGTCTTGTATGTCATAATCACTGTTCCCGCCAAAGTAGGCATTTTATGGAAGTAGTGGTTGTGGGATGCTCAAAAGAAAAACAGAACTTAAGCGCAGTCCGCTCAAGCGTGGAACAAAAGGCCTAGCCAAGCGTAGTAAAAAAACTGAAGATAAGTACGTTGAGCGACGCGAGCTGGTTAAGAAAATTCTTTCAGAACGCCCCCTTTGTGAAGCATGTCGTGTTTTTGCGGCGCATGACAATAAAACAACATTCAATCATCATATGAGCAGGGATGTTCATGAGGTTGTTAGGCGTTCACAGGGTGGTTCGATTCTTGATGAGGCAAATGTTCTTGCAGTATGTCGCCCCTGTCATGTTCGTATTGGCAGTGAGCCAGCACTTGCTTTTGAGCTAGGACTAGCAAAACATTCATGGGACTAGTGATACACTAAAATCACCTTAGGCCCGCTGTGGATGCAGGAGCAAGTTGGAAATACCTTCTTGCTTCTGCATTGAGTGTGTTATATATTTTCCGGCGATGTTCCTTATGGGTCTTGATATATCCCTAACCTCTACGGGCATATCCATGCGCGAAGAGACCTCGGTCGTTGCGACAAAATACAAAGGTGCAGAGCGCCTGTCTCTTGTTTCTGAAACAATTCTCAACCTATGTATTGATAATTCAATTGACTGCGTGATTTTAGAGGGGTATTCTTTTGCCTCGCGAAATTCCCAGGCTCACAGCATTGGCGAATTGGGTGGATGTATAAGAATGAAGTTGTGGGAAAAAAACATTAAATATGTTGAGGTGCCACCTACTTCCAGGGCAAAATTTGCGACAGGCAAGGGTAATGCCGGGAAGGCAGAAGTAATCTCCGCCATATCATCAAAAACTGGAAAAACCTTTATTGGTGGTGGCGCGGACGATGAATGCGACGCGTGGATTTTGGAGCAGATGGGCTTAGCAAAACTTGGACTCTCCCCATACTCGTGGTCATCGACACAGATGGAATCTTTGTCTAAGATTGACTGGTCTCCACTG